TGCCGAAGCGGCCGGAGCCTACAACGACAACGATGACGATGAGGAGTGTGCGAAGATCGCGGCCACGCTTCACGGCATCCTGAAGCGGCTAGGCTGAGAACTTGTGTTTCTACGGTCCGTGTAACACGCCGCTTCCGTGTATTACGCCTGACGTAGGGGCTGCTCGCACCATGTCCGCTCCCCTCATCCTCGGCGTTGGCGTCGTCTACCTCGCGGTGGCCTGCGACCAGTGGTCGAAGGGCAGCACCGGCATGGCCATCGCGTGGGCCGGCTACGCGCTGGCCAACATCGGCCTGGCTATGGCTGCCAAGTAGGCCACACCCCCTGCGGTCTGCGCTCGCGCGCGCTCTATCGTCGCCACTATGAGCGACGCCATCGAGCAGGCCATCGAAGACACCGCCACCGGCCCCAAGCGCGTCCGCACGGACGCCGGCGAGGTTGAGGCGCAGTCCATCCAGGACCAGATCGCCGCGGACAAGTACCTGACAGGCAAGGCGGCCGCGTCGACCTCGAGGCGTGGCCTGCGGTTTAACCAGCTCACACCATCGCCGTACTCCTGATGGCATTCCTCGACTTCTTCCGTGCCAAGGCCAAGCCGCGACCCGTCGCTGCTCCGGTCGTTCGTGCACGGTATGAGGCCGCACAGTCAGGCGACGACTACAAGCACTGGCAGGTAGCCGACGCGTTCTCGGCCGACGCGCAGCTCTCGCCGGTCGTGCGTCGCACGATCCGCAACCGCGCCCGGTACGAGCGCAACAACAACTCGTACCTGGCCGGCATCTCGGCCACGCTCGCAAGCGACCTGGTTGGCACCGGCCCGCGGCTGCAGCTCGACGTCCAGGACGAAGCCGCACGTGTCGTCGAGCGGGCGTTCTACGACTGGGGCACGACGATCGACCTGCCGGCGAAGCTGCGGACCATGCGCGAGGCGCTCGTCGTCGACGGCGAGGCGTTCGCGCTGATGGTCAACAACGCCCGCCTGCCTGGCGTGCAGCTCGACCTGCGGCTCGTCGAGGCCGAGATGGTCGCGACACCGACCGAGATGATGCGGCAGACGATCACGCCCGAGGGCAACACGGTCGACGGCCTCGAGTTCGACGAGATTGGCAACGTCGTCGCCTACCAGGTGCTCAACTTCCACCCCGGTTCCAACTACCGCGTCAACACGTTGCAGTTTCAGCGGGTGCCGGCTGCCGCGGTCATCCACTGGTTCCGCCGGCAGCGTCCTGGCCAGAACCGCGGCATGCCCGAGGTGGCGCCGGCGCTCAAACTCTTTGGGCAGCTGCGGCGCTACACCGAGGCCGTGATCGCGGCGGCGGAGACGGCCGCCGACTTTGCGGCGTTCATTCATTCGAACAGTCCTGCCGCCGAGGTCGACGAGGTCGATGCGTTCGCCGAGATGGAGATCCGCAAGCGCAGCCTCGTGACCCTGCCGGAAGGCTGGGACATCTCCCAGCTCAAGGCGGAACAGCCGACGTCGACATACAAGGACTTCAAGCGCGAGATCTTGAACGAGATCGCCCGCTGCATGCAGCTGCCGTACAACGTCGCCGCGCTCGACAGCTCGTCGTACAACTACGCGAGCGGCCGGATGGACCATCAGATATACGGCCTGATGCAGCGCGTCGACCGCGACCAGCTCGAGCGGGTGTGTCTCGACCGCGTGCTGGCAGCGTGGGTCAACGAGGCCAGCCTGGCCGGCGTCATCCCGGACGGCCTGCCGCCGTTCTCGGAGTGGAACTGGGCCTGGGTCTGGGACGGCCGCGAGCACGTCGACCCGGGCAAGGAGGCGTCTGCGGCCGAAGTGCGGCTGCGGACGCACACGACCACGCTGGCGAGCGAGTACGCCCGCCAGGGTAAGCGGTGGGACGTCGAGCTGCGGCAGCGTGCGGCCGAGCTGGAGCTGATGCGAGAGCTGGGGCTGCCAATCGACCTCGGTGGTGCTGCCCAGCCAATGCAGGAGGCCAACCCGCAGGAGGCGTGACGTGGACGACTTCGACCACGACGAGGACCTCGAGGAGCTGATCGACTTCCTATGAACACTCTGAAACTCGACACCAGCGTGACGTTTCTCCAGGCCGCCGATGGCGAGGCCGCGGCCTCCCCGCGTCGGTTCACGATCGAGGCCTACACCGGCTCTCCGATCCGTCAGGGCTGGAGCCGCGAGCCGGTCGTGATCGATCTGGCCGGCATGCAAACCAAGCAGCGTATCCCGATCGTTCTCGGCCACGACTACGGGCTCGGGTCGATCCTCGGGCAGACGGACAGCGTCCGCGTCGAGGGATCCAAGCTGATCGTCGAGGGCGAGATCATGGCCGACACCGACACGGCCCGCCAGGTACTCGCCCTGGCCGAGCGAGGCTACGCCTGGCAGGCCAGTGTCGGCGCCGACGTCCGCCGGCACCAGAAGGTCGACGCCGACGCAGTCGCCACCGCAAACGGGCAGACCCACATGGGGCCTGTCCGCATCGTCAAGGCCTCCGCTCTCCGCGAGGTCTCGTTCGTCACTCTTGGCGCTGACGCGGAGACCAGCGTCGCCATCGCGGCCGAGGAGGCCGTCGAGGAGGAAACCATGGCGGCTGACGCCACCACCAAGCCCACGGACGAGGTCGTGTCGACCCCGGCCGTGGCGGCCACGGCGGAGGTCGCCGTGGAGCCTGTCACCACCCCGGCCGCGGACGTCGGCGAGCTGCTCGCCACCTTCAAGGCCCTCGACGAGAAGGTCAAAAACATGGAGAAGCTCCAGGCGGCTCGCGACGAGCGTCCGGCCTCGCCGGCTGTGCACGTCACCACCTACGCGCCGCCGTCGGCCGAGGTGATCGAGGCCTCGTTCGCGCTGCAGGGCAACCTGCCGGGCGTCGAGAAGAAGTACGACGCGCAGGTGCTCGAGGCCGCCCACAAGGCGCGCCGCGACCTGTCGCTCGGTGAGGTGCTGCTGCAGGCGGCCGTGGCCGGCGGCTACGACGGTCCGCGGCGGATCTCGGCGGCGACGCTGCGGCCGGTTCTGCAGGCGGCGTGGTCGACGCACTCGATCGCCGACATCCTGTCGAGCACGGTCAACAAGTTCCTGCTCGCCGGCTTCGATTCGGTCGAGAACGCGTGGCGGTCGATCAGCTCGGTGCGCAGCGTCAACGACTTCAAGACCGTCACGCAGTACCGTCTCAACGGCGGCTTCGTGTTCCAGGAAGTGCAGAACGGCGGCGAGCTGAAGCACGCGGCCGCGAGCGACGAGAAGCGGACGATCAGTGCGGACACGTACGGGATCATGACCTCGGTCACTCGTACCGACCTGATCAACGACGACCTCGGTGCCCTGACCGCGGTTCCGCAGCGGATCGGGCGTGGCGGCGCGCTGAAGCTCAACTCCGTCTTCTGGACGGCGTTCCTCGACGACAGCGCGTTCTTCACGACGGCCAAGGGCAACAAGAAGACCTCGGCCACGGCCCTCGGCCTGGCCGGTCTCAAGGAGGCCCTCGCGCTCTACAGGAAGCTGACCGATCCCGATGGCAACCCCATCGCGGTTCAGCCGCGAGTGCTGCTCGTTCCAGTCGACCTCGAGGTCACGGCCGCCGAGCTGATGAACAGCGTCCAGATCTCGTCCGGTGCGACCGGCGGCCAGCCGTCGACGAACGTGTTCGCCGGTCGGTATGAGGTGGTCAGCTCGACCTACCTCAGCAACACGGCGGACTACTACCTCCTCGCGTCTCCGGCCGACCTGCCGGTGATGGAGGTGGCGTTCCTCAACGGCGTGCAGTCGCCGATCGTCGAGACGGCCGAGGCGGATTTCAACCTGCTCGGCGTCCAGATGCGCGGCTACTTCGACTTCGGCGTCGCCAAGGCCGAGGACAAGGCCGGCGTCAAGATGGACGTCTGACCGACACGGTAACCATTCGCCGGCTGGCTGGAGCGAGTCAGTCCAGCCAGCCGGCACTGATCAACTCCCACTAGTAGCAGAGGAAACGTCTCATGGCTTCGTACGTTCAGGAAGGCGAATATCTCGACTACACGGCCGGCAGCGCGATCGCTGCTGGTGACGTCGTCGTCATCGGCTCGCTGGTCGCTGTGGCTCCGCGTCCCATCGCCAGCGGCAAGACGGGCGCGGTCGCGGTCGACGGCGTCTACTCGATGCCGTGTGCATCCGGTGCCACCGGCGCCCAGGGTTCGGCGATCAGCTGGTACGCGACGTCGGGCGTGGCGCATGCCACGACCGGCACGGCTGCCGGCAAGCTCGCCAAGGCCCGCGCCGCTTCGGACACCACGGTGCACGTGCTCCTGAATCGGTAGTCGTCGCTGTCAGCAAACCCGGCAACCCGCCGCCGGCGCGCATCCACAACGCGCCGCGGCGGCGTTGCCGCGCCGTGGAGTGACCGATGTCCGACATGCTCGCCGTGGGTGCGTCTTGGCTGGCTGACCGGCTGGCGACCTCGGCCGGGCGGACGGTGCGGTACGTGCGCGGTGCGACGACGGCCTACCTCACGGCGACCGTCGGCAGCTCGGTATTCGAGGCTGCCGACCAGAACGGCGTCGTGGAGCGGTGGGAGTCGCGGGACTTCGTGATCAAGACGGCCAGTTTCCCGCTGGGCGTGCCGCAACGGCACGACCGCGTGGTCGACACGCAGAGCGGGTCCGACGTGACGTACGAGGTGGCGGCACCTCGAGGTATCCCGGTCTGGCGGTACGGCGACGGGTTCCGAGCCACGATGCGCGTCCACACCAAGGCCGTCGCGGACGACACGGCTACCTCACCTGCCCTGCTCGCCAGGTGGTGGGGCGCGAGCACGGCCACGGCAATCACCGACGGTCAGATCACGTCGCAGCTCACAAGCGACATGGCCGACGGCCGTGCGCAGACGCGCACGATCGTGGCCTCGGCCGCCTACCTGCACGTTGTGCTGCCGGCGTCGTTCGGGTCGCCCACGTTCACAGTCGGCGGCCTGGTCAACTCCGCCTGGGAGACGACGACTAGGTCGATCACGTTCACAGGGCAGGCCGCGCGGAGCTACACGATCTACCGCAGCACGTACGCGATCACCGGCACCGTCGTCGTGGTGGTGAGCTGATGAGCAGCATCAAAGGCACCAACGTCGCAGCGCCGGTCGTGCCGTTCGACACGACCGACGTGCACCCGAGCCACGAAGCGCTCTACGGTAAGGGCGGCTACCGCACGGTCGCCAGCAATGCGGACAGGGACGCGATCCCGTCCGCACGCCGCGAGGCCGGCATGCTCGTCTACGTCACGGCCACGGGCCTCCTGTGGCAGCTGGGCGGCGACCTGACGACGTGGACGGAGTTCAGCACCTCGGGTGCG